CTTCAGCGAATGCCTCGACCAGAATCTTTTTGGAATCTGGACTAAGCTCTTGGTACAACTTTCCAGCATCCACAACGGATTTGGAAAATAACTCAGCCAACTTGATATCATCATCTACAGTGGGCATTCCATTCCCCTTTCCTCTGCGTACTTCCTCATACTCCTGATAGCACTCCTGTAACACTCAGAAGTGGTTCCTACTGGCTTTCCCATCAGCTTTGATATTTCTTTGCGACTCATGCCATCACACATGAATCCAACCACTATGCGCTGATATTCTGTTAAAGGCTCCATCAACTTTATTATTACTGATCTCTTGTCACGAACGCTGAAGCACTCCTCCATATCTCCAGAAAGTTCACCTTGAATATTGTCTATAATTGTAAAACTAAACTTCCTATTTCTCCTCTTTATGAAGTGTTTCAATTGCTTCCTATGCAGATACATTCCACCGGCAGCATAGGTTGAAAATCTAGTAATTCCAGAATCAAATGTACGAGCAGACTTCCACAAAGATATCAGCATTTCTGATTCATATTCCTCATGGGTCATCCCCCTGAGTTTTCCATATTTATGTGTGAACCAGTAGACCAACTTGATGTTGTCATCTACTAGCTTCCTGACCAACTCGTCAGAATTTGTTTGCTTTGTGATTGGCGAACTAATCATTCCTATCTCCTATTTCCGAATCGTTACAGAAACTGCTCCGTCCTCATACTGATAGCTTGCCGTAACTGAAACCTCTATCGGTCGAGGACGGGGCGTATTCCTCATGTCGTAGCACCTACATCCTACGCTCCAGAACGACAACACGCACAAACAGACGATTGACATTCGAGACATACTAGTTGCTCCTCTGTCCTAATCCTGAGTTTCCCGTTGCGGTACTCCACCCACTCTGATTTATCGCCAGAATCCCCGATGAACTTTACAATCCTGTCCATCATGCGACAAACACACAGTCCAGAGGAAGAAGCAATACGGTTTACGCCGGTAATAGTGGTAGAGCGGAGCATGGCTAATATCCTGTCTAGAATGTAGGCGGGAACCAGTCAGTCTAGATTAGGATGCTGTCCGCTGCAACCTCGCCTTCGACCTTCTATATGATTCTCTATTGACTATCCTTTCTTGCAATACACGGCATGAATCACAGTATTTAGAATTGCGGTGCGGATGTCTCACAATAAAATCGCTGCAAACAGCGCAACTAGCAACACTACCAGCACGGCCAAATCCAGTCCGTATAGCAGTAAGCAGCTTTGTATCATTTTCTTTAATTTCACCACCACTAGCGATTCTCTGGATCGTTTCCCTCCATTCCGCCGGAAGGCATGAAATAACTGAATCCATCTCATCCCTATGATCCTCCGACAAATCGGGCATCCGTGAATTGGAGATACTATCCAAAGAAGAATCGGATGGAATTGTCTTATTTCGATTCCTCCACCTATTAACCGTATTTCTACAGTCCTTCCACTTAGTCCTAATTAGATTCTTGAGCAGGGTGGCCAATTGCCCCTTCGACTCATCATGCCATACCACAGACTGCATTAGCATAATCAGAATCTCTTGCATCCAGTCATCGGAATCCATTCCTATCGGCCTCTTATATTTTCTATGATAGTAGTAAGCTAAATTTATATTTCTTTCTACTACCCTCTGCTGCTCCTCCGTCAATGGATCAAACACCGAAAAGCCCCTTTCGATTCTGTAGGCCATAGAATCGCTTATAATCGACTCTGGCTAAATCTTGACCGATTCCCCATTGATGTATTAGATGTGGCTTAAAATAGCCCTTTATAACGATCTAGTCCAATTGCTGATCCATAGACTACTGGCTGGCCAAACTTTGGCAAAACCTCGATGAAGTAGTCGTGCTTGTTACTGACGCAGAAGTTGTAAGCATTCTGAGCCATTTTATTAGCCTTTTCTGGAGTCTTGACTATCGCCTGCTTCTGGACAGTCTTATCGCCTACCCAATAGCGCAGTAGGACAAGATACGAATCGCCGGGGATCATGGATCAAACCTCCTGCCAGATTGCGGATTTAGAGATAATTTCATCAAACAGTTCAGTGGCTGATGCTTCAGCATGAACCATAGCCGAAATACAGCAGTGATGATCCGCTTTAGAATGGCAAGAATTATGCCCCTCAATCCAAACCATATGAACATACTTCCCGGTCACAACGCAACGGTAGACAGAGAGCATTATGTCACTGTTGGCGTTTAGGCTAATTGCTGACCAGATTCCATTGCCGGATGAATTGGTATTCCATTGAATCTTCATTGTCCTATCTCCTTTTAAGAATTGGCCAAAACCTTGACACTATGCCACGACCACTCAGTTGGCCGGGAAACCTTATCGCCATACACATAGCGATAATACTCTGGATCAGTCCGATCGAGAACTGAGGATTCGCCAACTGAGAACCAGATATGATCGTCCTTAGCCCAGACTCCGTCACGCACCCAATCCCTCGCAAGACTAACGGCATCAGTCTTGCCTTCGGCCTGAATTAGGATTGATCCCAAATCATTTTCGATTTCAATCAGATATGTCTTCATCGTCCTGTCTCCTTTTCAATCAGATTCCACGATACTCGTAACCATCATCGTGGACGCATTCCCACTCGTATTCGGCATCTTGCTCCATTCGCTCCAGTGCGTCCCAGAATCGCTCACAAAGCTCCTTCTCTGCTTCTTTCTGATCCATATCGTCCAATCCATCTAGCTCAATCCGCTCAGAAAATTCGGCATCGGAACCCTCTACGATAGTCCCGACGATAACACCATGCTCATCGAAGCGGACCCATGCCCCGCAAGTAGTCCACTTGTAAACAACACGGTCAATAGCCTTTTCATCAGCTTTACGATCAAGACCACAAGATTTTGCGATTGCTTCCTGAATCCATCGACCATCGTAGTTCATTGTCCTGTCTCCTCTTTCCACTCACCGAATCATCCCCGATTCGATGATTTAGTTCTAACACCATCATTCGGCAGAGTCAAGCCCAGCACTAAAATATTTTTTCATTTAGTAATAATTACTTTGAAATTCTATTAGTAGAGTTGGCCTATTTTGGCCCTTATTGCAGACTGAGATGTAAATTGTCTCAAAGTAAGTCATTGGAAAATAAGGGTTTAGGAGAACTAGAGATGCGCGAGGTGGATTTCCCATATATAATAGATTAGTGAATAAATATTTAGTGAAGAGCTGTGCGGGGCCGGGCTCATCCTGCCCGGCTTTCCCGCCAGCAAGTATCCTTCGGTTAGTGAATAAATAAGATAGAGGGGGGTATGGGGGGAGGATTGAATGTTGCGTCACCAATCGAAGGAATACTCGCTCACTTAAACCCCGCCCACTTGCCCCCGATGGTTGGAGGGGGCCGGGCGGGGCCGTTCGCATATTATCGATTCACTAGAATTGAGAAGGAGGATCGGTCGCCCTTGGACGGGCTACCCTCTGGCTCCGGTCAAGTTGTCCTTGCAATTAAAATATATCTAGCTATAATGAATCGAGGACTCATCCCATTCGTCGTGAGATGAGCCCTCTAAACACAGTCCTCTTGTCAGGAGAGTTCCATGTCTGCATTTGATTCTACACCAATTGACACATACCGCAATCAGCTAACAAGGTTCCAATCATTCTCCTCTCTGGAGCGTGATGACTGTTGCTTGTGGGATTATTATTACGATCTGGCATCAGAACAGAATTTTGAAAATGGCTACTTAAACAATATGAATTTCGATGATTGGATGCGTTATTTCTACATGATGGATTTGATCGAGAAGGGAGTCAGGCTAATTCCTCTCGTCACTTCTGGATCGTTGGATGATAGTTCAGATCAAGATAAGGTCTACATTCTTGGATTGGCGAATGAAATACTTTCCAAGGTGTACGATGATCGGGACTATTCGGCGTATAATGATGAAATGGTGGATAGGATATTCAGGGGGTTGGATTCGCATTTAGAAGAACTGAAAAGGAAATGGGAGAAAGAAGATGAAGAGCGAGATCGATCTTTCGGCATCAGATAATGTCTTATTCCTTGCTAAGCTGACCGATAAAGCTCAATCCTACTGCAAAGAGAAGAAGGTCGAAATTTGCGTTGAGAATGTGATTAAGGCTAGGGATTGGCTAGTTAAGAAGCAGCTGGAAGCAGTTGAATGAGCATGGTTGAAAAGATCGAGCAATTGGCGGAATTCTCCGAACAGGATATTCCGCTATTTGCCGATCTAGATGAATGCTTGATCGGAGTAGTTTGCCGTAGGAGTAAATACTATGCGGTCTATTCAAAATCAAAAATAATAAAGCACCTAATGAATCAGAATGGATGGGATTATCTGGAGGCGATTGATTGGTTTGGATTCAATATTGAATGCGCCTACGGTGGTCCTCAGTCGCCTCTTATACTGATTGACGAGATGCCAGATGGCGTAGGAGATTTAATGTGATCCTAGAAGCACTTTCCAGAGCGAATCCAATCTGGACGATTACGCTGCCGATGCCTACTGCGAATAATGCAATGTATATTCCAGTAGGAGGCAAGGGGAAAGGACGCAACAGGATCGTCATTAGTCCAGCTTATCGACTGTGGAGGGATTCGCTCAATCTTCTTGAATGGGATGCTTCTCCTGTCGTGGATGGTAGGGTATTCGTCGAGATTGAGATCAGGGCGGGTGAAGGATTAACAGATAAATCAGACCATGACGGATTCACCAAAGCATCCATTGATGCTCTCGTCCGGCATGGAGTGTTGTGCGACGATAACCGCAAGTATGTCGCAGGATCAATAACCTATTTCGGAAGACCTGCGATGAATTGTTTCCATGAGGGATATGCAGAAGTTAGGATTTACCCGGAGAGTGTACTGTGACCTATGTCAGGATTTGGAATGAATTGCGGATGCTTCAAGGGCAGATTTATGTCTTGGAGATCAAGAAGCGAAATAACGATTTAACTTCGGATCAGCTTGAAGCTCTGGTTGATTTGAATCAAGAGTATGGCAAATGGAACAAGATGGCAATCTTGTGGGATAAATGCGGTGAAGCTGGATTCGACGAGAGCGACAATCCAAGATGGGAACTACTCAATGACTGATGAACAGAGGAAGAGGGTGGTTGAACTTACTGAGTTCATCGGATCGAAACTAATTGATCCAAGTAAGTTTCATGTTTCAGTTGCGGATTGCCTCCTCCTCTTGGAAAGTCAATGGGATGAATTCTGTGCCGGAAGTGAGCAGGCATTCCAGATTCAGAGGGAGAAGGAGATTCTGGAAACACTTTCCAAGGAGAACGGCAATGCAGATAGATGAAAATGAATTCCGTTTGGCTTGTCAGCTAAAGGACAAGGAATGGCTGATCGAAAGGGTAATTCAAGCTAACAGTCTGATATTCGATGGACATGCGCTAATTAAAAAGGCGCAGATTATGATTGATGGGACGATGAAAGCTATATCGGATCATCAAGGAGAATCAACACCGCATACTGACGCAGATATTAAGCTATATACCAGTGTTGCATCACTCATTCGTGCCCTTGGATGGTCAGGTGATTCTAATCGGGAAAATGAGTAGGCTTGCGAAATCTATAGAATTTGAAAGTCGATTTATTTCTAATCGGAAAATCGACTGGGTGAGGAAATCTAGCTAGTTATTTATACGATTTATTTCTATGTAGAATTTTTAGATGCCTATTGAAGTTCCGGTTTGAAGGCGGAACTTTTTGTAAATATTTCTGAAAGATTATTCGATTAGATTGGCAAGGATTTCTTGCGGAGATTCGGCGGATAATTTACGCAGGATTTGCGGAGATTGTCTGGCCTTGCTGCTCTCCATCTCTGGAGTGTCATCCGCAGGATTGCGGGGGCGAATTGGCGGGATGCGGATTTTGAATAGATTATGCAGATTGCGGATTTTGCGTAGTTAGCGCAGGTTTCCCAGTTTTACCAGTTTATCCAGATTACCTATCTTGCCCAGATTGCCCAGACCCCCTATAGCCCCAGACTGCCCAGCCTGCCCAGATATCCTAGTCCACCCATCTTAACAGGCTTGCCAATCTTACCAAAACTGCCAATCTTGCCAAAACTCATTATTTTTACCATTCCACCAAAACTGCCAAAACTACCAAAACTGAAATACAAAACCAAATTAGATTATAGTGGCATCTTTTTATATTCTATTTGGATTCTGAATATAAAATGCGCCCATAGTCTAATGTAATAAACATCGGCAAAATTTCAATGCTTCTTTGATAATTTTGATATATCGTATTCTAATTAGAATACATTTCTTTTTTCTGCCGGTCTTGTTTTTTCTGGTTTTGGTCGATACTAATAATCTGCCGGAAATGTTTTCCGGTTTTGGTTTCGGATTTGGACAATGGACAAAGGAGAATTAACGATGGGCGCAAACAAAAAAACATTGAAGCTGTACCATGATGCTCTGGATGTTTTGAAGAGCATTTCAGAGATTAACGACGCTTTGATTGAAAGAAGGGTCTGCCGTTTCGATCCAAATTGGGTGGAACATTTAATAAAATTCGAATATCGTAAAGAGGTTGATAGGGAATTATATCCTGAGGACAGATTCTGGCGTTCGGCAGAATATTCTGTTTGCGTGGATTATAACATAGAATCAGGACATATAAATATGTACATTGAAGCCAGAACAGCTTCACATTTTCCAATCAAAATATGTATCGACGAAAAATGTGTTGGCAATTATAACATGGTTGACAATATTTTGACTGGAATCAGGATTTTTCTAAAGAATGAAGTAAATAGAATGGTTAACGATAGAATGGTACAGCTTGAAGATAAAAAGAATGCTGTAGCATCCTGAATATATCAAAACATTTTTAAGCCCGGCAGAATTAAAAAGCTGCCGGGCTTTTTATTTGATTTTGTTGATATCAAATGTTTTGTTAGTTTTGACTAAATCTAATAATAATTTGCCGCTCCCTTTGTGTCTTGTTTGCTGGCCCAAATTTTGCGATTTGGCGGGCTTTTTATTTGGCTGGATGTTTGGTCATGTTATGAGTCGATCTGCCGTTAAATGAAAAATAGTCTTTTTTTGCTGGTTTTGTTTTATTTTGTTTTATTTTCCGATGCCTGGACAATTTTGTGACATTTCAGAATATTTTCTTTCCAGTCTGTCTTGTTTTGTGTCGATGTTTTTTCTAGGCTGATTTGGCTAGCCCAATTTCTGGGCTGGTTGATCGGTTTGGATTTCAAAGGAGAATGGACAATGGCAGCAGCAGTTGAATCTATGATGTACTTCGGAGCCACTCCTTGGCATGGTCTGGGCAACCCCGTCAGTGAAGATGCTGCTGGCGATGTCGCCCAGAGCATTCAAGCTGCCGGTTTGGATTGGGAAGTAAACAAAGAACAGCTTCAAACATCGGCGGGCGAAGTTGTGCCCGGAGCATGGGCGACAATCCGGCAGAATGACCGGCGAGCCTTGGGAGTTGTGGGCGATCAGTATACGGTCCTACAAAATCGGGATGCGTTTAACTGGTTCCAGCCCTTTTTGGATACCAAACAGGTCAGATTTGAAACTGCCGGAAGCTTGCACAACGGCGAGATCGTTTGGGCGATGGCCAAATTGGCTGGTAATCTCGAGGTTGGGAAGGGCGACGATGTTGCAAAATATTTGCTTCTGGCCCATTCTCATTCCGGTAGGCTGAAAGTCCAAATTTCGACCACTCCGATCAGAGTAGTTTGCCAAAATACCCTGCGGATGGCCCAGCAGGATTCACGCACAAAGCTGTTTTCCAGCATCCGACATACTCGGAACATGGAAACGAGATTGAATGATGCCCGTGAAGATGTCGCCAAGGCCAATCACCTATTCATGCTTTCGCTCGAGAAATACCAATTTCTCGCTTCAAAGCGGGCGGACATGGCAACGGTCGATCAGTACTTCCGAAAGGTTTTGGATATTTCGGAGGACAAGACCGTTGAATTGTCCACCCGGAACCAAAACCGATTGGACAATCTCAAAAAGCTGTTTTTTATGGGCAAGGGATCAGAATTGCAAACATCATCCGGAACATGGTGGGGCGCATATAATGCCGTCACCGAATACCAAACTTGGGAGCATGGGCGCACCCGTGACAATCGTTTGGAATCCCTCTGGTTTGGCAAGGATGATGCGCTGGATGTTGCCCTTCAAATGGCGACGGCAGCATAAACAAAACTAGGTCAGCTGGTCACCAGGCCCAATAAAGCCCGGTCATTAAATTGATCGGGCTTTTTTCGTTTTCATTTTGGCCCATTTCGCATTTAATGCGCCCAAATGGCATGGGCTGGATGTTTGCCCATATTTTATTTGGATCGAATTTTGGGCCAATTTTGGGCCAGTAAATGGCAGGCGGATTCCGCGCGGTTATTTTGTTTTTTTGTATTGTATTCTATTTTGTTTACCGATATGATGGCATGACCGGCCCAAATTCTGGGCTGGAATCAAAGGAGAATGGAACATGGAATACATCGAATTTGATTCTGCGCCAGCTTTCGAAGAATGCCAGCTTGTTGGGCCAGACTATCGCCCAGAATTGGCTAGAATCGAGGCTCAGGTTTACGCAATTCAGATCAGGAATCAATTCCCAAATTTTGACAAGGTTAAGATTCAAGTAAAAACATCCTATGGCAATTACACCACCTTTTTTGTTCGGATTGGATTTGATCCTGAATGCTCCGAATCTGTCCGGCAAGCATTTGAAATTGAAGAATCCGGTCTTGATTATTGGACAAAGGATAGCAAAATAACCCTTAAAAATCTGATTTCAATTGCATCGTCAGAACTATTTTAAGATTAAAAAGCAGATTGAATATATCAAAATTCAAGCCCAGTCTATTAAATTAGGCTGGGCTTTTTTGTTTATATTTTATTTGATTTTGTAGTATAATATTTAGATTAGATTGTAGGATTAGATTGGATGTAGTATAAATATATCAACTTATATATCCACATTCTCCAATTATAATTATATAGCAAAATATTTTGTCAAGGGCAAAATAAAATATTTTTAATAGGACTACTTTGTCCGATTATAAGTTAGTCTAAATAGGACAAGCTTGTCTGATTATTAGGCGAGACTAAATGATATCATTAGGTAATCCTAAGATATCAATTGATAGCGGAAATCAGTAGGGGATAGCAGGGGATAGTTTTGTCCCCCAATTCTTCAAAAAATTCCTATTTTGCTTTCTCAGCAATCATCACTATCATCACCAACTTACTAATGATTAAATCTAATCGGGAAATCGACCCCTCTCAATTCAATCTTGATTCAACTTGCTATACTGATTAACCTAATTTTTACAGAATAATTTTTCCAAAGGATTTTCTCAATGGCCACTATCCTGATCTTCACTCTAATAGCATCCCTGATTGGAAGCACTCTAGTATTCAATCACTTCATCAACAAATCACTTGCAATCCTCGAAGGGCAGAATAAGGAATACTTGAAGGCAATTGAGAGGTGGACCTTCTGGGCTGGACCGTTCGTTGAATTATCCAAAGAGGACATGGCTGATGTTTACAAACTAATCAAGGTAATCATCGAGACGGACGATCCAGAGGAGATGGCTAGCTGCAAGAAAGCATTAGACGAAATCCTTAGAAACGATCCCATTATTCTCCATCCGTCTGGAGAGTCCAATGCAAATTGATCTACTCGATCTAGATGATAAGGATGCCCGTAAAGCAGCTACGGGGCGGGTCCGCAATCAGAATAAAGCCCTTCAAGAAGTCAAGGACGAAGAGATCATCGAAGTCCTCAAGAAGTGTCGTGGACTACTCTATCTGGCAGCCAACATCCTTGGCGTACCTCACGCTACTCTCGCTTACCGAATCAATAACACTCCAGAACTACTCGAAGCGATGAAGGATCAGAGAGGCAAGACTCTCGATCTAGCCGAAGCAAAATTGATGCAGGCGGTGGATAAGGGGGAGCAATGGGCAATCACCATGCTTCTCCGCACTCTGGGGCGTGAGCGTGGTTTCGTGGAGCGTCAGGAAGTATCCAATGTAACCACCGTCAAGCTCCAGATCGTTGAGGAGATTGTGGATGCTGACTCCAAACAGATCGAAGTAAAAGTTACTCCAGCGGTCGAATATAAGCCATCCAATCTACCTGAAGGATTCAACGATGCCTCCGAAGCCGAAGGGGTTGCCATCGAATCCGACGAAGCCTGAGAAGGCTAATCGTGAGACGATAACCAAGACCTATAAGCTCCATAAAATCCAGCACGACTTCCATCACTCTGGAGCGTTGTATCGAGGATATGTAGGCGGGATCGGTAGCGGTAAATCTTGGATTGGAGCCTACGACATTCTCCGTAGAGCCATGAGCGAGGACGGCAAGGGTCGCCTCTATATGGTCATCGCTCCTACCTACAATGTCCTACAAGACGCAACCATGAGGACGATCTACCAGTTAGCCGATGACATGGGCGTTACCAAGGAGAAGTGGAAGCAACCGCCCCGCCTCGTCTTGGCTAATGGCAGCGAAATCATCTTTCGATCTGGTGAAGACCCGGACAAGCTGCGTGGACCGAACATCAGCGGAATCTGGCTAGACGAAGCGTCCGTGATGGATGAAGAAGTCTTCAACATCTGCATCGGTCGCCTCCGTGAAGGTGGACGAGCGGGATGGCTAACAGCTACCTTCACTCCCAAGGGAATGATCCACTGGACCTACGAAGTATTCGGTCGAGGCGACAGGGAGAACACTGAACTCTTCCGATCCAAGACTTCCCAGAATCCTTTCTTGGCCCGTGAATTCGTTAGCGCAGTATCCAAGCAGTATTCCGACAAGCAGGCCAATCAGGAACTAGATGGCGAATTCGTCGATCAGGAAGGTGCAGAGTGGCCCAACTCTCACTTTGGAGAGTCCATCTGGTTCGAGGATTGGCCACACAATTCCAATATCAAAATTAAGACGATGGCGGTTGACCCATCTAAGGGGCGTGATGCCCGTCACGGTGACTACACCTCAATCGTCAAGCTGGCCAGAGATCAAGACGGCGTTCTCTACTGTGATGCCACTATGCGCCGAATGGATTCAGAGCATCTCGTAGCCATGACGGTATCAGAAGC